CATACAGTTCTTCATCACTCTTCGTAACAGTCATGGCTACTGTGTGGTAAGTCAATGCCAACGAACTATAGCGAACTACGTCTGCAAAGTGACTATAGTCATCATGTTCAGGCGTTCCCATATAAACTTGTAGTCGTTTGTCATACTTTTGTCTATAGTTCTGTATAGCACCTACTGTATCATCACAACTATCATCAATTTCGACTACTGCAAGATATTGTCGTGCAGCATTTATACCTTCTTGTATGGATAACTTAGGTAATAATACACAAGTTACGCCGAGACGTTGAAATTCCTCTATCCTAGTTCTACCAGTACTCATGTCTGTAACGTTACCATCGTGAGGTAAGTAAGCTATTTCAATAGGGTATGGTAACTTCTGCATCACTTTGACATAGTATTCGATAGCTTCACCGTGATTACTATACTCACCTATAATCTTAGGTACTCCCTCAATAACTTGAGTAAAGTTAATACACATTTCGTCACTCACACCTAAATCGAATATAGCATACACCGGATAGAATGGCGTATATGGAACAACCTTAATTCTCCTCTCACGAATGATTGCCTCATATTGTACTTTATAGTACGTACCTTCGACAGATACGCTAAACGCACTATCAGGGTTGTATGGGTACTCTCTATTAAAGTTCTCGCCTAGTCTGGCTCGCTTACCCGAAGCCCAGTTCTTCTGAGCCCTAGTCATAACTATGTTTAGGTCCTTCTCAACTAGTTTGAAATACTCGTTGTCTTCCTCAGACGACTCATAGTACTGCTCCATACTACAATCTGGGTCATCCAACCAACTCAAGAATATAGGGTAGAAGTCTAGCGGTGTCATTCCTTCTGGACCAACTAGTGCTAACCTTCTCACTGCTGTCTGCCACATGTCAAAGAACAACCCGGTCTTACCTTCCGCTGTAGACTCAATACTAATACTACTATTAGTCGATACTGCTTCAAATGCTCCGGTATTCAACTCCTCTGCTTTCTCAGGAAACTTCTTCGCAATCTTCGCTAGCTCAGAAACGTGTAGACTAGATAGTGTATCACCTCTAAAGTTACCTATCTTAAGCACAGACCCGTTTGAGAATGAAAGGCCTTCCGCGTTAGCACTAGTTAGTTTAATACCTAGTAGGTCCTTGATGTCTGGATCCAGCATATCCCACATGAATAGAGCTTTCTTGTATAGCTTCTTAGCCTCACTTTGACCGTATGACTGTATACCCGCTTGAGTGTTATGCTTAAATATGCACTTGTCAAGACCTTCCGCAACCTTATAAGTGGATATCCCTTGCTGTCTAGACTTCAATGTAATAGTCTTCGGATGCTTCTGCTTGAATACTATAGTCTGTGCGTGGTTAGCTCGAAGGATTACTACATTATCTTCTTTATCAATAATATAGTATAGATTATTGAGTCTCCACCATGTATTACTAAGTCGTCCAGTAATGAAGTGTTCGAGCTCAGTCATCTTGCTTACTCGGAACTAGTTCACCCTCTAGTAGCATCTGATTACTAGTAGGTGTGTCAAGTGGAGGCATACTATCACTATCACCATATTGGTCTAATAGACGTTTAATCTTCCTAGCTGCTTCACCCTCTCCTTCTGTGTTCTTATATGAATCTTCCAGGTTTAGTGCTACATCCGTTAGAGTCTTTATTTCCTTAGGTTCTAGGTATTTAGCGTTAGGGTCATTAACTTGGTTAACTATGAGGTTTAATGCTGTGATTTTGAACTCTTGTAAGCGTGTCTTTATATCTTCAAGGCTGGCTGATTTGGTTAATTGGTTAGCAGGGAGTACCATTGGTAGCCTTTAGTAGTTTTTCTTTATTATAGGGTAATTTAACTTAAAGTAATATTAAGATGTTATTTGTTATAAGCGTATTATAATAGATGTGTTTAGTTGTGGGATTGTATAGATGCGGATGGCGGGCTTATGGGATGGTTGGAAAGCGGAAAGGGCATAGTTGTCTTGTATAAGAGCCTTATAATCCAAACCTTGGAATTTTGTTAAATATTTATAGAGGTCCCAAGGTCTATAGCGAGGCGGCCCGGCTGGCTCCTACCCCGTCGAAACTTAAACCTACCTGAATGTACAAATTCTTTTCAACTTTAAGGTATATCAAAGGAAACTTCCGCTAATTATAATACTATATATACTCCCAGCATAATGCTATATCATATTAGTTTAATCTTTTAAGGTCTACTTAAGTATTATTATACTATAATTATAACAATTAAAAAGAAGGCTTTAAAGATGATTACTCAAGCAATGATTTATGAGGTATATATGAACTTCTCAAACTGGCAAGATGCAAATGGCATAGAAGATAGTTATGCAACTATAAATGAAATTGAACTATTTATTAAAGCTGAGCAGTTCACCGCTGAAGAAGTTATGGATAAAGATTATATGGAAGATAAATTCGAGATATGGATGGAAATGCTATAAATAATATTACTAAATTCTTTTTATCTTTAAGGAGAATTTAATAATGTTATGATTATAATTATAACAGTTAAACGATACAAACTTTTGACATTAGGTCAATTCAAATTACTCACTATATACTTGATACTATATAGTACAATTAAAGGAGACATTATGTCTGAAACATCAACTACACCAACTATAAAGAAAACTATGGTAGCTGCGCTAGCATTTATTACTGCTAACGGTAATCTAAGCAAAGATAACTTGGAAACATTCACTAACGATTTTTGTGTTGCTAAATCTGGTTCAAATAGTTCAAACGGTCCTCGTGAGATTACTATATTAAAAGATATAGATGGAAATATGTTAGGTCGTCAATGTTCAGTTACTAAACTATGGTTTGATTCTAGCTACTTCAGCAAAGGTACAACTTGTGTTAAAGAAGCTGATACTGCAAAAGGTAAACTATGGGCTGAAAGCAAGAAAATGGAAAAAGATGCTCAATCACTTTTAGATGAAGCTAAAGATATTACTGACATCGAAGACAAAGTTGCTAAATATGAAGCATACGATGTTAAACTTACTGAAGCGAAAGCTCACCGTGCATCTGCTGTAACTATTACAGATACAATGACTGCTAACGGAGTTGAGTCTATCGAATTACTTGCTGAAAGTATGGAAGTAGAAATCAATCCAGTTAAACCTTCTGAAGATACGGAAGAAGCATAATCTATAGCTACTATGTCTTTATGGCATAGTAGCTTTTTTATTAGTTACATATTATAATAGACCTATAACATATCTTAAATATATCTTAAGTATGTCATAGCTGTGTTATACGTGATTTGTTGTTTAATACATATAAATGTATGCATTAAATTTTATTGTGTCATATCATCGAGATATGCACTGCTTATAAGGTATTAAAATGAATGTTAATATAGATATAGATAAAATGGTAGCTATCCAAGGTGATAGGTTTGCAGCGATAGAAGCTGAAGAGCCTATTAATGAGGAGTATGATGATACTTGCTATCATAACGTAGAGAAAGTTGTATCGTTCACTAGAATGACTAGTCATGAGGGGTCAGTGTTATTGTTTAGATGTATTTCGAATAAGGTTGTTAAAGTACTATTTGCTGAAGATGTAAAAGTCGTAGATATACTACCTTACTTCGATTTGAATGATGATAAGTTCATACTATGTAGTAGAGTACATAAATTTGAGTAACTATTAGTGAGAAACGGTGTCTTTTCTAATGCTCTTATAACAACACTTTAATCTCACTTAATTTTCACTGTTTTTTCTGTTTTAAATAATACAAATATGGTAAATATTATAAATAATCTACATATAAAGCGGATATACATTATTAAAAAGTATAAACAGAGGGCACTATATCTATATCGTAATATTTGTATTATTTAACCCATGCCATTTCTTAACTCTACCTGAAATTTCATGAATTTACGAGATTTCAGGTGGTTTTAATATAACTCAATTCCACCGTCACATTTAAGTTTGTTTTAATTATAATATTATATAATTACATATAATAAATCAAATCATAGGATTATACCATGCCCAGCACCATCCAACTTCAAAACTACTTAGTCTTCTTAGAAACTATCGAAGCAGGCATTCACATAGATAACTTCTACGAACTATTACTAGCCCATAGTGACGCAATAGTCAACGACACGCTTAGAACTCAGAAACACATAGTAGCTAAGAAGCTCAATCTGTCTGCTCCTAAGTTCAGTACTATATTTCCATTACTAGTAGCTAATAGAGGATTAACTCATGACAACGCACAGCAATAACTTCATCGCTATCTTAAGTCATATGAGTAACAACTTCACACTTACTAGTGAGTTGACGCATGTCCATCCTAGTTATGTATCAACTCTCAAGGATTGGTATAAAACACATGAACTAACTAATAAAGAGTATATACTACTTCAGAGC